GAGGATTTGCGTAGCAATCGCAAGCGAGGTATTAATCTCAACTGTAAGGAATGCATGTTCAAAGATGCTCCAGTGTTGATTCTTGATACAATATTTAAGCAATCCTTCAAAAGAATCATTCTCTTGATTTTTTGGATTACTTACACGAGCACAATAAGCAATATGCCTTTCTGCATCAGGAGTTACTTGAATAAGTTTTACGATTTGGTTCATTTAAATCCCTTTGATGTTTGTGCTTCAAGTTTTGTTAGTTCTTCTTTAGCAAGTCTCAGTTGCGATTTCATTTCTTTGAGTTGAGAATCAGAATACAAGTGTTCTTGTTTTACCAATCTCTCCAATAATTTAATTAATTTTTTTGCTCTATCAGTCATCATCATCCTCGAAAATTTCATCATAATCTAAGTTCTTATGTGCAATTTCTTCATATCGATATGAAGAAACATCAGAATAAACTTCCGCCTTCAAAGAATCTACAAGAAGTTCTAGATTACGAACAAGGAGTTTTAGTTTGTCTTTATTCATTTGATAGTTGAATACTCTCAATACATTTTACATAAAAAAAAGGAGGGTGTCAACCCTCCTCAGTAACATATCTTATTTGCCGGGAAGCATTTTCACTCCAAGTGCTTTATTGCGGGCAGAATCAGACTGTCGTGCCTGATTAAGTTTCTTAGCAGTATTCGCAGCATCAGATTGCTTATAAGCACCAGCAAATAAAGATCTACCAATTCTTTCTAATGGATTGGAGGATGTCTGCGCCAGACTCTTAGTATCTGATCTCTTATAAACTGCCTTACCATCTTTATATGCAAGATTACCAACTTCTTGCTTACCAGTTTTAGGATTAGTAACAACAGAAGTCTTACCTAACTGAGCAGTTTTTCTTTGTGGACCCGTACCAGTTGTAATGGTATTCTTTTTGGTATCGAAAGTAGTTTTACCACCAATGCCTTTGATTGCTCCACCTGCCTGACCTTTGCGATTAGCAGTTGCAATTGCTTTTCTCTGAACGGCATTTGCTCCAGCAGCAGTATCAAATGCCTTTTCTGCAGCAGCAGCACCAGCCATAGCACCAGCAGTTCCTGTGACAGCACTCAGAAGACCGCCACCACCAATTGCACCAGCAGTTCCACCAAGTAAACCACCAGCAGCAACTGTAGCACCTTTAGCGAGTGATCTTGCCCATCCAGATCCTTTAGATCTTTCATCAGCAGTAGAAAGTGCAGTATCTAATGCCGCTGATGCTGGACCTGCAAATTTGCCAATCTTTGCAAATTTTCCAGGAACTTTTGGTGCTTCTGGTGTTTTTGGTGGTTTTCCTCCAGAAGATGAACCTGGCATTGGTGTTGCTGGTTTTCCACTTGGACCACTTCCAGCAGCTGCTGCTGCTTTCTTTGCTTCTGCAGATGCCCTTCTTGCATTAGTTGAAGGAAGTGCTGGTGGTTTTCCTGCAGAAGAAGAAGGATTAGTAGTTGGAGAAGGTGTAGAAGCAGGGGGTTTAGGTGTGGCAGGAGGTTTATTTGCAGCATCCTGTGCTCCTCTCAACATAGCATCTGGGATACCTGGATTACTACCAGTAGAACGTGCTAATTTACCAGGTTCTTGTGCCTTTACCATTGCACCACCTTGTCTAGTTTCTCCCCTAATACCAGATCCAGGGACTGTAGTATTCGTACCTTTTGGCGGTTTACCAAGAGGAATCTCCATTTGTCCAGGAGATGTTCTTGGCCCTTCAGGAGATCCGGCAGGTAATCTTCTGGATGCTGGTGTTGGTGTAGGATCAGTTCCAGTAAATGGAATTCTTTTAGGATTTCTAAAATTCTGAGCAGTTCCCCTATTTGTAAGTAATCTACCTTGCACATTTAAAAACTGATTAAACGATTTCATTTTTTTCGTCTTTTTAGTTATTTATAAAATTACCCATAAACAAAAAAGTACCGGAAGAATCTTCCAGTACCTTTAAAATCACTTTCTCTTCTTAGGTTGAGGTGGTTTATATCCCCAAAGTCTAGGATTTACACTACCATCAGTCCACTCAATAGATTTAAGACAATCACCGAATTTATCATAGTACATATCAAAGATATTGACTCTTTTACCGGTTCTAATGATATCATAACACAACTTATCATCATTTAAATAAGATACTAAGTATGAATCCACAGGCAGTTGTTTATTTTTTGCATCCTGCCTAGTACATCCTTCATGTATAATTTCACACTCATACCGAGACTTGGAAGTTTCTCGCTCTTTACTTGACCAAATTTCAGATACATTATCTTTACTTGGTAGTTTCTCTTTTTCTACTGACATTGTTTCGTCTTTAGTTTTGTTTTCCAAATTTATTACCCCATAATTAAAAATTAAATTTATCCTCGATTTCCCCATTGAATATCGGGATATGCTTCAGAAACAATTTCTTTTGTAATTTTATACTTAGTGTCAAGTTTCTTATCCTTCACAAGACACAGAATTTCTGCCTCTAAAGGATGAAGACCCTGAAGAATGTTGATAAACATACTTTCTCTGCGAAGAGAACTCAGTCCATCATTACCACCCTTCACAAAATTATAAAATTTTTCATATTCTTTACGAATTGAAGATCTTCCCTGATCTTGAGAACCTAATGAATTAGAACCAAGTTCACTCATCTTATCAACGGCATCATTAATCTTTTCAGAGAGTGTACCACTGAAAGAATTTTGCTCACTTGTTGCTGCATAAGGAACTTCACCTTCTGGAAGAACAGAAGTAATACTTTCATCAAAATTCCAAATAAAAATTGCCTTTAAAGAAGGATGCTCATATCTTTTCAGTAGTTCTACCTTCTTTACATTTGAACGTTGCTTGGATACAAGATTCAAAACTTCGAAAGAAAAGGGATTAGATGGAAGATCTTCCGATACTGTTTCTACCTTTTTGGTTGTTGCTTTAGTTTTTGTTGTAGTCATATCAAAAAATTTTTATTAAATGTACAAATTATTCCTCATCATCATCGTCGTCGTATCCAAAATCACTTTCAAAACGAAATGCAATGACTTCATCAGGAATCAGATTTCCCTGCGAATCAAACATTTCTGGATGTGGCATTGGAACTTCACGATAGTTCATCATATATTCTCTGGCAACCCATCCGCCGATGAGGCCCACTATTAGAAACAAAACGGTTAGAAATGAACCTAAGACTAGACTAACTGCTAACATTTTTTTTCTCCGGGAATTTAGTGCGTTTCCTTGACTCAAAAGAAAATTGAAAATGAATGATGATTTCTCGATTCAGAAAACAAATCATCTTTTCAAAAATAATATGAAATGGATAGGTCTTTTTTCTCTTTCCTCCCGTGAGAATGAGTTCGACTCCACGATTTATACCGTGGTTCTCAGAGTTATTTATGTTCCTATTAGACAACTTGCTTCTCTTTCAAAAACTTAACAGTATCAGTACATCCACCAAGTTTTTGATCATCACAAAGAACCTGTGGGAAAGTAGAACCTTCACCAAACTCAGAATAGAACTCTTCTTTGGTAAAGTCTTCTCCTAAAGTATACATTACAAAGTTATTTCCTGTCAACTCCAGAACTTGTTTGACTTTATAACAATGTGGGCAATCTTGTTTCGAATAAACAGCAAAATTCATAATTGTTTAATATCTGTAGTAATTTATATAAGAAAAAAGAGGAGATTTCTCTCCCCCTATTATAGCACCAACTCACTTCTTCCCACCACAGAAGAAGGTCTTGGTTCTCGAAGTCACAAACAATTAAAAAAAAAATATTAAATGTACAATTATTTAACAAAGTATAAAAAACTCATACTACACTATTTTGCCATATCATTTGCACAATGTGCTCTTTGTCCATCAGCAAGAACATAATGAAAAAATACCTGATGGTAATATAGTCCTTCCTTTTCTACTCTTTTACCATACCAAGTTTTCTCATATTCAGTTGGCATAGGATCTCTCCAGTGAGGTCTTTCACACCCCTTATATACCATTCCATCACCAGTATATAAAATTACAGAACTATTCTCACCTTTTTTTGAAATGACTGTTTTCTTTTTATCCGCATATGTATCTGGAGTTTTAATCCAAATAGGCCAAGGTTCTTTAAGATTTGTGCTGATATGAGATGTCACAGAAATCTCACAGGCATCCCGATCTGCATGTCTTGTTAATTGTTGTCCTGGAAAATAAAAACGATCATAATAATAAGTATTATAAAGTTTTCTTCCGAGTACTTTTTCTAATTTAAGACGAATTCCAGAATGAATAAAACGATATTGTGGATGAGAATAGACTGCAAGAGACCCTTCTACTTGTTGTTCTAATTCACAATAAGTAAATTGATCTAATTTTTTGCCCCAATAGTTAATTTGCCCTCTTTCTTCTGGAACAGGACGATAAAGTTCTTTTGAATCCCACAAATTCTTAATTACTAAATATCCATTATTTTCAAAAAACTCATTACGAGTCCAAGAAGATCCAGTATTTAATCTTTCTTGGTAGAAGAGTTGCTCTTCTGTCATTTGTTCTGCCATTTTAAGACCACCTTTTTCCTACAACCCATCCAACCAAACTTTTACGAACTCCTTTAGTAACTTTAAGAACTCTATGTTGAGTTCGTGAGTCAAATACAATCACTGTTCCCCTCTTTCTTGGGGCAAAATAAGACTTACCATCCTCTGCAAGAAGTTGAAGATTTCCACCTTCATAATCATCAGGATCTGAAAGTTGAACCACAAAGGAAAGTTTTCTTACAAGTTCTAAATTTTCATTCAAATAATCTTGTGCTCTTCCTTCGTGATGATTACCAACACTTACTGGTTTATACTGACCTGAAATGCCAGCATCATTGTGCCATCCATAAAATTCACCAATTCCATATTGAGTGAGTTGCATTGATTCACCATCAATATTTCTTATATCATATAAGAAATTCTCACGATTTGCCCTTTCAACATAATGCCATACAAGTCCAGCAGTCCAATGAGTTGTTGGAACCCAAGCATTCTTTGAGTTTCTTTTATCACGATTGAGAGCATCTCCCATAAGTTTGGAGTCTCCCATTTGTTCTTGAAACTTATCAGTCAAATCTTCTTCAATTGTTTCTATGATTTTTGGATTTAACTCAGTTTGATACCATATTGATTGGAATGCCAAATTTCAATCTCCTTATAATTTACTCATCACCATTATATATCAACTCTATAAAGATGTCAATTTCCACTCTTGAGTTTCTTCATTCCATTCATAATAACTTCCTGCTTCTTTTTGTTCTTCAGTAAGTTCTGGTTCAGGTATTGGAGGTTCCCACTCATAAGTTTCAGTATTTAAAGTCCAAGATGGATGTGGTTGTGGATTTAAGAATACATCATATTGATTATTATAAACCATTCCAATTCCAGCATAACGAAATCTAAAGTTATTATTGTAAGAAGTTTGTAACCAATTTGTTAAGGGTCCGTTAACTGATTTGAGAAACTGTATTCCAACCTCCTCACTTTCGTTTCCATTTTCATCAAGAATGTCTTCATTTCTTACAACAGAAACGTGAAGAACTTTATTATCATAACCAATTTGTGCAAAGTGTGCCATGTTTTTTACCTCTTTATTCGGGATATTGAATGATGACGATACCAGAACCACCGGCACCGCCAGAAGCTTGTGCATAAGCTCCTCCTCCTCCACCTCCAGTATTCACAGTTCCAGCAACATTAGTATCCCCACCACCACCACTACCACCACTGCGCAAGGATGGAGCAAAAAACCTTGCACCACCACCACCACCAGCAAAATATCTATATAACGGATTTGGTGTAAGTGGTCCAGTAGTTCCGTAAGAGGATGGTGATAATACTGAATACCATCCAATACCACCATTTAGAGTCGGTGGTCCTCCTCCAGATCCACCTGCACCACCACCACCACCACCTGCTCCCCCAGGAGTATTCGGTCCAGCACTCCCACCAGCATTACCTTGTATGAGTGGAGTTGGTGTTGCAGTTCCACCAGCAAGGACTGGTGTTCCGGGTGTTGCACCTCCTCCGCCACTACCTCCATTACCTCCAGCATTACCCGTGAATGCTCCAGCACCACCACCAGCAGCAATGATTTGACTTGCCCCTGGAGCACCTACTGTAGTATTGCTTCCAGCAGTACCTGAAGCTCCCCCTGCCCCAATACTAATCGGATAAGAACCAGGTCCAACAGGATATTGTTCTGCAACTTGCACAGCATATCCTGGGTTCCAAGGATATGCTTCTGGAGTTGAAGTTGGTGTTGTTGTGGAAGTATGAATAGAAGATACAAAACCTCCTGCTCCACCACCACCACCGGGGGTAAGTCCAGGGTTTGGTGGTGGTGATGAACCACCACCTCCTCCTCCACCACCAACAGCAAGATAATCAATATATTGAAGTGTTGGGTCTGTAACCTCAAAAGTTCCTGGTCCTGTAAAAATATGTCTAAAAACACCAGGATGTTCTGGATGAGTACTTGGTTCTACTGTTCCACCAGTTGCTCTTGTGTATGGTGCATTTTTTTTATATCTTATGCAGACAATACCTGAACCACCAGATGTTCCACCTGTTTGTCCTCCATATCCACTATTTTCAGGAGAAGTTCTTTGTAATGGTGAGGGTGTCGAAGCTCCTGCACCACCTGCAGCATAACCACCAGGACCAACTAATGGGTTCCAACCAGGTAAAACAGGAGAAGGTATTGCTTTTGCGACAATGGATGATGGGAAATTGGGATCAATTCTTCCAGGTCCTCCTGCTCCACCACTAACACCGGGGACTCCAAGACTACCTGCACCTCCAGCACCACCACCTCCACCGGTGGCATTAGGGCCGTTGGAATTTGCACCAGAGTATCCTTGTCTTGGAATTGTGACAGGAGAACTTGCCTGCCCTGCTCCACCTGGGAAGGCACCTCCTCCTCCACTACCTCCAGTTCTGCCATCTAATCCTGTTCCAGGGTTTCCTCCTGAACCTCCTCCAGTTGCAGTCAATCCAAATGCAGTTGAAGGACCTCCATTTCTTTGTGTCCCTGTAGTAAGGGGACTATTTGCACCATCAGGTCCACCAGCACCAACAACGATGGGATATGGAGTTGAAGATACACCAATATTTCCAAATAAAAATCCACCACCACCGCCACCGGCACCTCCAGAACCACCACCACCAGCAACAATCAAATAATCAACACTATTAATTGCTGCTGATGGACGATTTACGGCAAAAGTTCCAGCACCAGTAAAGATATGATAAATGTATCCATCACCACCATCAATAATCGTTCCACCAGTTGCATAATTTCCTAAACCTGGTGCATTCTCAAAAGTATAAAATTCTCTATTTTTTCCACTTACATTATATCTTGTTGCTGGTGAGTTTGGTTGCCAATTTTTTGCACCAAAAGAATTTGCACTTTTTCCTGCCATTTTTTATGCCTCCTTATCACCAAGTATTAAGACATTAACTGCATCTGTGGTACTCGTATTAGCAATCTGAATAGTATCATTATTGGTTGATAAAGTAATAGGATAAGCAAGTTCAAAGAAATAAGTATCAACTGGTTGAATTGAAAGTTGTGCAAGTTGATTGGTAGAACTTGCTGTTCCAACACTTACACCAGAAACTGGAACAATATGAATTTTTACCGTGCTTGAATTGACTGTATCAATATTATGAA